GGTGCAGGTGACGTTCGCCGACATCGTGTCGGCCCTGCAGTTTGGCATGTATTTCGGGCCCACCGGCGGCCAGGGCAACGCCACCTACACCGGCGATGGCGTGTCTGGGATCTATGTCCGGCGCGCCCAGGTTGTCGCGGGTACTGCCCGCAGTTCGTACATCCCGACTGAAAGCACGGCGGTGAGCCGTGCCGACGACCTGGCCGTCATCGAAGGCGCTGAATTCAGCGACTGGTTCAATCCGGCCGAAGGCACGTTTCTCATCGAGGCGGCCAACCTGGGCGACGGCATATCGGATTCGACGATCCTGGTGATCGATGACGGCGGTACGGGGCAAGCCAACCAGATCAGCATTCGCACGTCGTCAGCCGGCCAGACTTGGCGCCTCACGCCGCGGGCCGACGGCGCCAACATCTTCAACGCCGAGCTGGGAACAGTGCCGACTGGCACGGTCTGCCGGGTGGCCTTTTCCTACGGCCCCAGTGGTTGGCTGGTGTCGTTCAATGGCGCCGCCGCCATCGTTGTCGCTGGGGCCGTGCCTGACGGGCTCTCTCGTCTCAGGTTGGGCGTGCGGGGCAGCGGGTCTGTCTCTCACATGCTGGCGCGCCGGGCCGCCTACTGGCCGATCTCGCGGGCGGCCGCTGAACTTCAGGAGCTGACATCGTGAAGCGAGCAATCCTCCGGCTTCCGGCCGGAACACGGTTCGACACTCTGACCGCAGAGCAGCAGGCGGCGATTTCCAGCGTTTTCGCGCAGTTCGTGCTGCCCATGCCGGGCACCACGGTGGCGGACGGCTACGAACTCGTCGATGGCCTGGCCGGCGACAACTTCGACCCTGCCGTCATGCCGGGCCTCGACATGGATTGGCCGGTCGTTGGCCTGTGGCAGTGGAATGGCGCGGCTGGCCTGGCGGCGCTCCAGCCGCTGGACGAGGCGGTGCTGCTTGCCCATTTGGCCCCGGTCGTGGAACTGGACGCCGATGGCAACGTGGTGGGCAGCGAGCCCGCCGTCTTGCGCATGCCGCACGCCTGGTGCGGCTGGCCGCCGGTGCTGTAACAACGCTCAACGCAGGAGCCGCCTTAGGGCGGCTTTTTTTTATGCCTCATTGGTCCGACGCCTACATAGGGCAGCCGTACATCCACGACACGGGCGACTGCGCCGTCCTGGCCGAGCGGGTGGCGCGCGAGCAGTTCGGTCTGCAGATCGGCCTGCCGGTGGTGCACGCCGAGGGCTACCGCGCGCAGGCCGCCCAGATCCGTGAATTGAAAGATGACTACGCGGAGCGTATCGACGGGCCGGTCGACGGTTGCCCGGTGCTGCTGATTGGCCGCGGCCAGGACTGCCACATCGGCGTCATGTGCTGGCTTGCCCACGAATGGTGGGTGCTGCACGCCAACCAGGATTTCGGCGCGGTGACGCGCGAGCGCTTGCGTGTGCTGACGCGCCTCCATTTCAAGGTTGAAGGCTACTACCGATGGAAAACGCAGTAACCGACCAGCGGCCGCCGCTGGTGTGCCTGCCGCACGCCGTGACGTCCGACGGGCGCCAGCTGTCCTATGCAGCCTTCCTGCCGCGCGAGACGCTGGGGGCCTACATCGAGCGCACCGGCGTCATCGTGCCGCGCGGGGCGGTGGTGGTCTGGCACAACGGCCGGCGCGTGCCGGACGCGCTCTGGCGGCGCCTGATCCCGCGTACCGGCGACCAGGTCGTGATCCGGGCGCGCGTGCGCGGCGGCGGTGGCGGCGGCAAGCTGTTCCGCACGGTGGCGCTGATTGCGCTGACCATTGTGGCGAACGTGTACGGCGCGTCCCTGGGTACGGCGTTGGGGCTGACCGGCAATCTGGCAACGGCGGTCGGGACGGCCGCCATCATGGTCGGCGGCACGCTGGTCATCAACGCATTGCTGCCGCCGCCGGCGGCCACGAACATCGGGTCGAACGACAAATACACGTCCAGCCCCACCTATGCCATCCAGGGCGGCCGAAATCGGCCGCGACAGTGGGAGCCCATGATCCTGGTGTTCGGGCGCCATAAGGTGGTGCCGGATCTCGCGGCGAACCCCTATACCGAATACGTCGGCGACGATCAGTACCTGCGCCAGGCCTTCCACTTCGGGCTGCAGCCTGACCTGAACATCGGCGAGATTCGCATCGGCTCCACGCCGATCAGCGAATACAAGGGCGTTCAGGTGACGCGCTCCGACACCGCGACCGGCGCGCTGCCTTCCATCGCTGGCAACGTCGACACGCTGCAGGGCTTCGAGCTGCGCTATGCCGACGGCTGGAACAGCCGCACGACGCCCGACGACACCGAGGCCATCGAGATCGAGCTGGCCGCGCGGCTGTTCGCCATCGACGAAGACGACGGGTCGTTCCTGACGCGCAGCGTACTGGTGCAGATGGAGTATCGCAAGGTCGGTGCTGCCGACTGGATCGGCCTCGGGAACATCAAGGATCCCGTCTACGCGAAAAATTATTGGTCGCTGGGCCGCATGACCACGTCGGGCAACGGAGAAAGCACGGGCACGCCATTCTGGCAGCAGGTCGATTATGGGTCAGCCGACCCGACCGAGCATACAGAAGGCGAGACCGTTACGAGCTGCAGCGGCACGGGTGGCGATGCGGGCTACCACTGCGTCACGTACAGCTGGCGCTGGATGGCGCACCCGTACGCCATGAATCGCCCCTGGCGCGGCCTGGCGCCCAATCCGCTGCTTGGCTACACCGAAACCGACGGCTACCGGCTGTCGGGGCGCTCGTCGGACATCGTCCGCAAGACCGTTACCGTCGAGGTCGAGCGCGGCCAGTATGAGATACGCATTCGCAAGCGCACGGCGGACCTGGATGGCAATTCCGAATCGAACGCCACGTCGGTGTCGCAGATCCGCGCCTACCAGGCCGACGACGCCGACTACACCGGCCAGTTGCGGCTGGGCGTCAGCATTCGGGCGTCGGCGCAGCTTAACGGTGCCATCGACGAGCTGAGCGCCATTGCTTCGGCGCAGTGCTGGGTGTGGACAGGCACCGCCTGGGAAATTCAAGAAACCAGCAATCCGGCGTGGTGGTACCTCTGGTACGCCCGCGGTAAACGCGACAAGGATGGCCGCCGCTTGTACGGCGCTGGCCTCGTTGACACGCGCATCGAGATCGAGGCCATCAAGGCCTGGGCGGCCTGGTGCGACGAGAAGAAGTTGACCTTCGACTATGTCCTGGATCGGGGCGCCAAGATCGGCGACGTACTGCAGCGGATCGCGCGCGCCGGCCGGGCCTCGCCTTCCTGGCAGACAGGGCGGCTCGGCGTGATCTGGGATGCCGCTGATCTGCCTGTTACCGCGATGTTCGGCCCGTTCAACATCAAGGCCGGCAGCTTCAAGATTGAGTACATCAACGACGGTACCGCCGACGAGGTCGTCGTCAATTTCGCCAACAAGGACCGGGACTACGACCTCGACGAGGTACGGGTGCCGGTGCCTGGCGCCGCGGTCACGAACAACCCGCTGACGGTGGACCTGGAAGGCTGCGTTCACGACGAGATGGCCGGCAAGGAGGCGAACCTGCTGGCTGCCTCCCAGGTCTGGCATCGCCGCCGCGTGTCGTGGGAAACCGATATCGAGGGCTACGTCGCCAGCCGCGGCGACGTCATCCAGATGAGCCACGACCTGACGGTGTGGGACTACTCCGGGCGTCTGATGCCGGGTAGCGGTGGCCAGACCATGGTGCTGGACAAGGCGGTGCCCTCAGGTGGCTCGGGCATCGTCATGCTGCGCTCGCCCGAGGGCCGCATGAAGGTGGTGTCGGTGGTGTCTGATGTCGGCGAGATCGACCGCTTGACCATCACGACGCCGCTGGACGGCGACGACGACGGCGAAGAGCCTTTCCCGATGCCTGGCGACGACGGCTACGACGGCGTGGTGCCCATGGACTGGGCGTGGTTCTTCGGTCCGCTGGCCACGCCCGGCCGGCGCCTGAAGGTCACCAAAGTCAAGCCCAAGGTCGACGGCGTGGCGTTTTCCGCCATCGACGACGATCCGCAGTACTACCTCAGCGAGAACGATCCCTATCAGTACACGCCGCCGCGCGACGGCGCGCTGCTGGGCGGCATCGTGCTGGGCATGCAGTTCGGCGAGACCATCCGAAACATTGCGGCCGACGATATCCAGGTCCAGGTCAGCTGGGCGCTTTCGGTGTCCGGCACTGCCAATGTCGACGTGGCGGTCAACGGCGTGGCGGCGACGAGCATTACCACGGGTGGCCGCCAGATCCTGATCGATGCCAAGACGAACGACGTGCTCGAGGTCACGATCCGGCCGACGGGCTTGAACGGCGCCGGCCAGCCGGTGACACGCGAGTATCTGGTGCAGGGCCTGCTGGCGCCGCTGCCTGCGGTTGTCGGGCTGACCAACGTCTTCCGCGATGGCCTGACCACGCTGGTATGGAACCCTGTGGCCGACGTTCGGGCGCCGGGCTTCGAGATCCGCGTCGGGCCGTCCTGGGACAACGCGCGGCCGGTGGCCACGGTGGCCACCAACGAATACCTGGTGGCCGGCAATGGTCTGCACTGGGCGGCCGCGCGCTACACCGCCGGCGGCACGACCATCTACGGCGCCGCGGACAGCATCCTGTTGTCGGGTGCGGCGCTCGAGCGCAACGTGCTGATCTCGCAGGACGAGGCGCCCGCCTGGGGTGGCACGCTGTCCGATGGTGCGGTCGTGGTCAATAACGAGCTGACGCTGGCCGGCTCCACGGATCTGCTCGAAGAGCCCGACATCCTGGCGCTGGATGACGTGCTGCTGGGCGCAGGCGTGGTGGAAGCGGCGCTATACACCATTGCGGAAGCCGACCAGGTCGATATCGGCTACGTCGCCGGCGTGCGGCTGGATTTCCTGCTCGACTACTACGCCATCAACCTGAATCAGAACATTCTGGCCGACGCCGACATATTGGCCAACGACGACATTCTGAACGGGTCGGACGCCCAGTATTACCGTGTCCAGCCGCAGTTCCGAGTGGCAGGCGAAGACGGCGTGTTCGGGCCCTGGCGCAATCCGGTGCCCGGCGTGGTCAGCGGCCGGTACTTCGATTTCAGGCTGTCGCTGGCCACCCAGGTGCCGACCATCATCCCGTTCGTACGGCATTTCACCTGGGTGGTCGATGTGCCTGATCTGATCCAGCAGGGTACCGATGTCACGGTTCCTGACACGGGTTTGTCGGTGGTCTACGGCAAGGATTTTCACGCTCAGCCGAACACGCATATCGCCATCCTCGATGCTCAGGATGGCGACCGCTTCGTACTGACCAATCAAACGCTTTCTGGGTTCGACGTGCAGGCCATGAATGGCTCCACGCCCGTCGAACGGCAAATCAACTGGCGCTCTCAGGGGTACTGATGTCGAACGCACCTATCCAAGTTTCCACCACGTCGCCGCTGCCTGGTACGCAGCTCGTAAACGAGATCAACGCGGCGCTTCAGGCGCTGGGCACGAACTTCTCCGGCGCGACCGATCCGGCCGCCAACGCGGGGCCGTACATGATCTGGGCGGATACCAGCACGGGCCGGCGGCGCATGCGCAATGGCGCTGGTACTGCCTGGATCGACCTGGGCCCGTTGCAGGCCGAGGCAGTGGACCCAATCGACGGCGCCTTGATGGCCTCGCAGGCATGGGTGTTGAAGAAGTTCGGGGCGCTGGTGCCGTGGCTGACGTTTTACGACAGCGTGCCGGCCACCAATGTCTCGGTCGGCAAAGATATCTACGTCAACGGCATCGGCATCTGCTACTGGGATGCGACGGATGAGGTCTATTACCTGCGCCAGGACTTCAGCACGCTGGTGACCTTCACGACCAGTGGCTCGATCACGATTCCGGCCTACATCAAGTCGGTGCGGCTTTCGGGCTGCGGCGGTGGCGGCGGGGGCGGTAGTTTGGGTGGTGGGGGTGGTGGGGCCAGCATTATCGAATACGAAGTCGAGGTTGCGCCGGGGTCCGCTTACGCGGTCACGATTGGCGCCGGTGGCTCTGGTGGCAATCCTACTGGTAATGAAGGTGGTGCTACGAGCTTTGGTTCTTTGCTAGTCCTCGCCGGCGGTGGGGGGGGCTCCGGCGGCAGCGGTGGCGGAGGCGGCGCGGCGACAGCACCTGCGATACCGGGCCAAGGCGGTACGGATGCATCGAGCACCGGCGTCGCAGGCGAGGGGGGCAGCTCAATGTTCGGCGTGGGCGCAGGCACCAACAACGGCTCGCCCACGGTTAACGCAGCCATCGGTTATGGCGCCGGCGGCAACGGTGGGCGGGGTTCTCCTGGGTACAGCGGTACGCCGGGCATTCTTCACGTGAGGTATTGAAATGCGCGCACACATTGTGTCGAGCGGAATCGTGGTCGATACGATCATGGTCAACAATCTGGATTACGACGCGGGCCCGGGCAAGACGGTGATCGACGGCAGCATCGGGGGCATCGGCTGGACGTACGCCAACGGGGTTCTGACGCCGCCAGCGGGCGCAGCGGTGCCAACCGTTCCGCAGTCGGTCACGGCGGCGCAGGGCGGCATCGCCTTGATCCAGGCGGGGCTGATGACTGTTGTGCAGGAGGCGGTTGACGCGCCGGATACGCCCGCCGATGTGAAGTGGGCCTGGGCGCGCGCCGCCACCTGGGAACGGGGCAGCGCTGCGCTGGCGTACCTGGCCGACAAGGCGGGGATCACGGCGCAGCAGATGGACGATCTATTCGTGTCCGCAGCTGAGATCGAAGCGTAGGACAGGTGTAGCCTCCCTAGGAGGCGAAGCGCGCAGCATGTACCCGGAAAGATGGAGGATTCTACGGGAGGGCGGGTGCCAGCACCTCTCGCAATCGCGTCGCGCCACCATCGGTAAGGTGATGTTTGTCGCGGTACAGAGTATGCCCGTCTTCGGCCACCAAGCATCCGCGCTCGTCGCACAAGAACGGCGCTGGATCCAGGATCGTGAAACCATACTTGTCCTGCAGGGCGCGGATTTCAGTTTCAACCTTGTGCTGGCGTGCCCGGTGATGGGACATCGTCGGGCCCATTTGCTCAGCGCCCCGTTCTCGCATGCTTCGCATGGCCTTCTCAAATGGCATTCGATTCGATGCCAGCAGAGGTACGTCCAGCATCAGAAATATCTGGCGGCCAGGGCGTGATAGTTTTTGCAATGTGCGCTCGAGTCCGGCCGATAGAATTGACTCGCCTTCCGCTCGGGGCGCCCCGCGCAGATCGCTGAAGGCCTCATCGGTGCCGACCCAATAGCCGGCCAGGATGATGCGGTCGATCGGTGACTTGGCGAGGTAGTCCATTACAGCCTCCGTAATCCGCAGGCATAGCGGGCGTGTAGGCGGCACAGCATCGAGCATCGGCACACAGCCAGCGAAGGTGAGTGCGATACCTTTTATGCCCCGTTCCTGAGCCAGCAGGTCAGCGCCAGCCGTCCACATGCGGGCGTGTGAATCGCCGGCCAGGGCAAACTGTGGCGCGCGGCCCGCGTTGACGCCGAGTGGGCAACCTGCCGCGCCGGCGCGGATCAGGTCCAACTCGGGTTTACCTTCGCACGCGAGGCCGGGTTTAACCGAGACGTCCTTGTCGAGTTGCTGAACGGCAGGCAACAGCGGTTGCTTGATCGGTGAGCCCTTTGTGACGATTCGTTGAGCCAGTAGGCCAGTTCCGTAGCATGCCGCCAGAGTGATAGCGGCGACGGCTAGGACGATCCAATCCGGTACGTTGTTCCAGCCACGGCGGAAAGGCTGTTCGAGGAATCGCCACGACGCCCATGAGATCGCCAGGACCAGCACCAGAATAGCGCCCACTGGGATCGTTGGCAGCGAATGCGCGCTCCAGCCGGCCGAGCGCATGGTGACTAGCAGTGGCCAATGCCACAAGTACATCGAGTACGAAATCAGCCCGATCCAGACCAGCGGCCTCAGGCCGAGCATGCGGCTGACCCAGCCTGCCTGTGCGCCGCCGCCTGCGTAGATGACAAGCATGGCCCCAACGGTGGGTAGCGCAGCGTGTAGACCCGGGAAGGCTGTTTCAGTGGTGTACGCAAAGACTGGCCATAGGATCATCGATAAGCCCACAGCTCCAGCGACATTGGCCTGCATCAAAGTTCTGGGTGCGCCGGCGCCGGCTACAACGCGCGAGGCCAGCAAAGACCCTAGTGCGAGTTGCCAGGCGCGCGCCGGCAGCGTGTAGAAAGCTGCAGCAGGATCATGGCGCATCAGCCAGAGGCTGATGGCAGCACTCAGCGCAACAAGGATTGCTAGGGCCGTCGTCAACCCGCGTTTGCTGCCGGCCCAGAACCACAGCGCTAGCAATGCGGGCGTGACGACGTAGAACTGCTCTTCGACGGCCAACGACCATGTGTGTAGAAGTGGTTGGCTCGCGAGGGCGCTTTGCTGCCAGTAGTCGTTCTGGGTGTGCCAGAAGAGGTGATTGGAAAAGAAATATGCCAGCTTTTCGGCCGCGCGCCCGGCCTCCTTAAAGTCGGCCGGCAACAGGAAGAAGAAGCCGGCCACGAGCGTGGCGAACACCATCGTTAACAGTGCCGGGAAGATGCGCCGCACACGTCGCGTGTAGAAATGGCACAGCGAGAACTGGCCGGCGGCAAAGTCGACGAGCAGCAGTCGCGTAATCAGGTATCCCGATATAACGAAGAAGACGTCGACACCGACGAAGCCGCCGCTGAAGGGGGATATTTCGGCATGGAACAGAACGACCGGGATGACGGCCAGTGCACGTAGGCCGTCAATGTCGGGCCGGTATTTCATTCGGGGTTTGCGCAGTTGATGAAAGTTTCGGATTGTAAATCAGCGTCCGCTCAATGCGGCTTTTTGCCTGGACGAAATGAATGAACGAGCACCACGACGTCGCCGCAGCAGCGCAGTTCGCGCAGTTGGCTGAGAGCCTTTCGAACCAACGTGAAGACATCAGGGACATGAAGGCCACGCTCGAGCGCATGAGCCAGAGCATGGTGCAGATGGCGACGATGCAGCGCGATCTGATTTACGTCGACGAGAAGATCCGCTACTTGCTGGGCGTAGCTGATCAGCGTGGGCCGGCAATGGCCGCGCTGGACAAGCGCCTGACGTCAGTGGAGCGCTGGAACCGGATCGTCGGCGTCGCGATCCTGTCATGCACCGGCGTCGTCGGCTGGGGCTGGCAAAAGGTCGATGAAATGTACAGGCTGGATCAAAGGGTTGCCATTCTTGAGTTGCTGATCAACGGGAAGCAGGTCGAGCGCGCGCTGGGCAATCCGCCTACGGCGGTGGGGGAGAAGTAATGGATTTCGATATGGCATTCGAACGCCTGATCGGGCACGAGGGGCGATTCACCAACAACCCCAAGGACCGCGGCAACTGGACCAGCGGCAAGGTCGGCCTGGGCTCGCTCAAGGGCACGAAGTTCGGAATTTCGGCCATGGCCTACCCGCACCTGGACATCAAGAACCTGACCGTCGAGCAGGCCCGGGCAATCTACCTGGCCGACTATTGGAAGCGCGCCGGCGCGGACCAGTACGACGGGGCCATCGGCTTCCAGGTGTTCGATTCCGCTGTGAACCACGGCATCGAGAACGCCGTCCGCTTCCTGCAGCGCGCAGTCGACGTGGCTGACGACGGCGATGTCGGCCCGATTACCCTCTCCGCCGTCAAGGCGCAGACCGTCACCGACGTGCTGATGCGGTTCAACGCCGAGCGGCTGGAGTTTTTCACCAAGCTGTCCACCTGGGACGAGTTCGGCAAGGGCTGGGCGCGTCGCGTGGTGGGCAATCTGCGGTACGCCGCGAAGGATGCATGACCATGAA